CTTTATAGATAAATATCATAGACATAACAAAAGGTGTGCGGGTCATAAATTTAGCATTGGAGCTGAATATCAAGGAAAACTTGTCGGTGTTGCTATTGTTGGCAGACCAGTTGCTAGAAAATTAGATAATAAATTAACTTTAGAAATAAATAGGAATTGTGTTTTAGATGATGCTCCTAAAGGAACTTGTAGTTTTTTATATGCTAAAGCTATAAAAATTTGGCAAAGTATGGGTGGTAAAAAAATAATTACTTATACTTTAGAAACTGAAAGTGGCAGTAGTTTAAAAGCAGTAAAATTTAATAAAGAAACAACAGTACAAACATTTAAAAAAAATACTGGTTGGATAACTAGAGCTAATAGAGTTTGGCAAGAAGTACAAGCAACACCCAGAATTAGATGGGGAAAAGAATTATAAAAGAATGAAAGTACAAATACCCTATACGCCAAGACCGCTACAAGGAAAATTACATGAAAGCTTGGATCAATATAGGTTTGCTGTACTAAGTTGTCATAGAAGATTTGGGAAAAGTGTAGCTATTATAAATCATTTAATTAGAGCTGCACTTACCCATAAATTAAAAAATCCTAGGTTCGCTTATATTGCACCGACTTATAAGCAAGCTAAAAGTATAGCTTGGGATTATATGAAAATGTTTGCGGGTGGAATACCTGGAGTTAGGTTTCATGAAACAGAACTAAGATGCGATATGCCGAATGGCAGCCGTATCACCTTGTTATCCTCTGAACAGCCAGATTCACTAAGGGGTTTATTCCTTGATGGAGTTTGTATAGACGAGGTAGCTCAAATAGATCCGAGATTATGGAATGAAATAATAAGACCAGCACTTTCCGATAGGAAGGGGTTTTGTTATTTCATAGGTACTCCTATGGGTATGAGTAATATTTTTTATGATTTATACCAGCACGCTTTATCAGATGATAAGTGGTTAGCTTACACGGCTAAAGCCAGCGAGACTAAAATTATCGACCAGGAAGAGCTAGACGCGGCAAAAGCTCAAATGGGAGAGGCAAAGTATAAACAAGAATTTGAGTGCGATTGGATTGCAAATATCGAAGGATCGGTATATGGAGATATTATTAAATCCATTGAGGAAAAAAAACAATTAACGAGACTTGCTTATGACCCAAGCTTATTAGTTCATACCGCTTGGGATTTAGGTGTCGATGATAGTACGGCAATCGTTTTTTTTCAGCAAATTGGAAACCAGATTTTGGTTATAGATTTTTATGAAAATAACCGAGAAGGGTTGCCGCATTATATCCAGGTGGTGAAAGATAAGGATTATGTTTATGGAGATCATTTTGCACCCCACGATATTGAGGTTACAGAATTTTCCACAGGTAAGACCAGACGAGAGGTAGCTTACCAATTAGGAATAAGGTTTAAGATTTTACCTAAAATAAATTTAGAGGATGGTATCCACAATTTAAAAATGGTTTTACCTAAGTGTTGGTTCGATATAGAAAACACAAAACCATTAATAGATTCTTTAAGACATCATCATCGAAAATATAACGAGAAGATGAAAATGTTTAGTAACAAACCTATTAAAGATTGGAGTTCTCATGCTTGCGATGCTATGAGATATTTAGCTTTAGGAATTACTGAATTACCAAGAAACAAAATGGCAGCTCAAAAATTAGCTGTCAACGATTATACAATACACGGAGAATAATTATGGGATTTTTAAAACCAACAATACCAGCAATGCCGCCTATTCCACCAGTACAACCAGCAGCAGAACCACCTAAGTATGATGATGCGGATAGGGAAGCGGAAGCAAAAGCTAAGAGAGCAAAACTTAGAGCTGGAAGAACAGGTAGAGCATCCACTATTCTAACCACAGCTAAAGGGTTAGATGATGATGAATATTCAACAAAGAAAACTTTATTAGGAGGATAATATGGGAGGAGCAGCACCAAAAATTTTTAGACCAAAACCACCTACACCGCCAGCACCCGTTTATACGCCAGCTCCAACTAAAGCTGAGGTATCACAAGCGACATCAACAGACGCTATGGGATTAGCAAGAGGCAAAGGTAGATCAAGCACAATTTTAACAGGTGCAAAAGGTTTAGGCGATAACGCATTAACAACAAGCAAGAAATCATTACTCGGAGGGTAAATGGCACAAGATCCAAAAGCAAAAATGGTAGTAGAGAGATATAAAACTCTCAAAGCACAAAGAGTTACTTGGGAAGATCATTGGCAAGATATTGCTGATTATTTCTTACCAAGAAAATCTAACATCACAATTAAAAGAACTAAAGGCGATAAAAGGCACGATCAGATTTATGATGGTACAGCTACCCACGCTTTAGAATTATTATCAGCTAGTTTAAATGGTATGCTAACGAATACGATTTCTCCGTGGTTCATATTAAAATTTAGAAACGAACTTATTAACGAAGATGATACAGCTGTTGAATGGTTAGAGAGCTGTTCAAAAGTCATGCAACAAGTCTTTGCAAGATCTAATTTCCAACAAGAAATATTTGAATTATACCATGAGCTATTAGCTTTCGGTACATCCGCAATGTTTATTACGGATGATGTTCAAGATGATTTAAGATTTAAAACTTTACATATTTCAGAAATCTTTATTACTGAAGATGATAAAGGAATGGTAGATAGCTTAACGAGAAGATTTCATCTTAAAAATAAAAACCTTCCATCCATGTACCCTGATGCAGAACTTCCAAGAGCTATCCTAACGGATATAGATAAAGCTCCTTATGACGATGCTGTGATTATTCATTCAGTTTATCCTAACGAAGTTAAAATGGGATATGACAATAATAAAAATATGGATTGGGTTTCTTGCCATGTTCACGAAAAAACAGGTACACTTTTAAGAGAGAGTGGATTTAAAGAATTTCCTTATGTCGTTCCAAGATATTTAAAATCTTCATCCAATGAGATTTATGGCAGATCACCAGCTATGAATGCTTTACCAGATACGAAGATGTTAAACACAATGTCTAAGACGACAATCAAAGCAGCTCAAAAACAAATTGACCCACCTTTAATGGTTCCTGATGATGGATTTATTTTACCCGTAAGAACTGTTCCTGGTGGATTAAACTTCTATAGAGCTGGAACCAGAGAAAGAATTGAACCATTAAATATAGGATCCAATAATCCTTTAGGATTACAAATGGAAGAGCAAAGAAGAAAAGCAATAAGAGAAAACTTTTTTGTTGACCAGTTAATGACAGTTCAAGGTGTAAACATGACGGCAACTGAAGTGATGCAAAGAACTGAGGAAAAGATGAGATTACTTGGACCCGTTCTAGGCAGACTTCAATCTGAATTATTACAGCCTTTAATTACAAGATCATTTAATTTATTATTAAAAAATAATAAGTTACCCGTTATGCCAGAAGAAATTGGCGAACAAGATGTTGAGATAGAATATGTATCTCCATTAGCTAAAGCTCAAAAAACACAAGAGCTTTCATCGATTATGAGAGGAATTGAAATATTTGGTTCAATGCAAAATATTGCACCTGTATTTGATTACATAGACATAGATGGTTTAGTTAATCATGTTAAAGATGTGTTAGGCTTACCCGCTAAAATTATGAGATCAAAAGCAGAAGTTCAGCAAATGCAACAAGAAAAACAACAACAACAAATGGAACAAATGCAACTTCAACAAGCTCAACAAGTAGCCGAAGCAGCGGGTAAAGTAGCTCCCGCTTTAAAGGTAGCAAATGAACTCTAAAGATTTAGAGCAATTAAATATTGCTTACAAACAAGTTTTTGAATCTGACAATGGAAAAAAAGTATTGGAAGATTTAGAAAAGAGATGCAGTTATCATACAACTACTCACATTAAAGGTGATAGTCATGAGTCTGCATTTTTAGAAGGAACAAGATCTGTTGTCTTGTTCATTAAAAATATGCTCAATAAAAAACCATAGGAGGAAAAATGAGTAGTGAAAATCAAGAGGTAGCAGTACAAGAACAACCATCGGTACTGTCTGGAGACCCTAAAACAGAAACTCCACAAACAAACGTAGATTGGAAAGCAAGTCTTTCTGATGAAGTAAGATCTGATAAATCTTTAGAAAATATTAAAGATATAGAAGGTTTAGCAAAATCTTATGTTCATGCACAAAAAATGGTAGGAGCGGATAAAATTCCAGTTCCAAACAAATATGCAACTGAAAAAGATTGGGATGCCGTTTATGAAAAACTAGGCAGACCGAAAACTTCGGATGGATATAAATTTGACTTACCACAAGATAAACAAGTGGATGAGTTATCATTAAAAGAATTTTCAACCCAAGCACATAAGCTAGGATTACTTCCTGGGCAAGCTCAAGGGATGGTTCAATTCTATAATGACATGACGGCTAAATCTCTACAAGATGCTGATAGTAAAGCTCTTGCAGCTAGAGAAACTAGCACGAAGGAACTAAAACAAGAATGGGGTCAAGCATTTGACCAGAAAGTTTCACAAGCAGCAACCTTAGCGAAATCGGTTGGTGCTACTGAACTTTTAAATGCTAATCTAGCAGATGGAACTAAACTGGGAGATCATCCAGTTATGATTAAAGCTTTTGCAGAATTAGCAAATAAAATGGGGGAAGATAGTATTGTTCAGGCATCTGGACCCACATATCTAACACCATCACAAATTGAGAAACAAATTGGAGAACTGACACAAACAGGTTCGGCTTATTGGGAAAAAAACCATCCAAACCATGCAGACGCAGTTCAAGAAGTTTTAGCTTTACGAGATAAGAAAAATAACGTATAGCTGAAAATAGTTAGGATAATCGAAAGACCCTAGTTGACACTATGAAAGTATAGGTTCCAGGAGAACTGAAATCGAGGAGAGACCCGTAAGGATAATCATCCGATTAATAATAACATAAACTATAAAACAGGAGGAACTTATAATGAGTTCACAAATAACAACTTCTTTTGTAGAGCAGTATAGTTCAAACGTATCTATGCTTTCTCAACAAATGGGAAGTAAACTAAGATCTTCTGTTGATGTGGAAAAAGTTACTGGGAAAAACGCTTTCTTCGATCAAGTCGGAGTTACAGCTGCTCAATTAAGAACGAGCAGACATGGCGATACACCTCAGATCGATACGCCACACAGTAGAAGAAGATTGAGCTTAGCAGACTATGAATGGGCTGATCTTGTTGACGATGTTGACAAGGTTAGAATGCTTGTAGATCCTACTAGCTCATACGCAAGAGCAGCGGCAGCAGCGATGAATAGAGCAATGGATGATGTAATTATTACAGCATTCAACGCATCTGCATCAACTGGTGTAGCTGGTGGTTCATCTACAGCTTTGCCTTCTAGTCAAAAAACAGCGACTTCAGACCAATCAGATGGTTTGACGATCACTAAACTTTTGGCTGCGAAGAAAATCTTGGATAACAATGATGTTGACCCTTCTTTAAGAAGATACATCGTTTGCGGACCACAACAGATCTCAGATCTATTAGGTACTACACAGGTTACTAGCTCGGACTACAATAGTGTTCGTGCATTAGCAACTGGAGCTGTAAATACTTTCTTAGGTTTTGAGTTC